AGACGGGAGCTTACAGACGCGGAGTGGGAAGCACAGCTACCCAAACCCACTGGCTATCGTATTCTGATCGCACTGCCAGACGTGGAAGAATATTACAAAGGCAGCACCCTACTTAAGACCTCAAATGTGATGCACAAAGAGTACATCATGTCGATTATGGGGATCGTTATTGACATGGGTCCAGACGCTTATGGTGATAAAGAACGGTTTCCTAACGAGCCGTGGTGCAAAGAAGGTGACTATGTAATGTTTCGCATGAACACGGGTACGCGGTTCAAGGTGAACGGTAAGGAGTTTCGTTTGATGAACGATGACTCTGTTGAAGCTGTAATCCCTGATCCTACCGGTATCATGGCAGTATAGGAGATAAGCAAATGCCATTCCAAAAAGTAGAATTTGAATTTCCTGAAGGGGAAGACGACGTAAAGGCTGCAAAGCTGGAAATTGAACGTTCCAGTGCGCAAGAAGTGGACATCGGTGGTAGGAAAGCTAAAGCGAAAGCTGCACAAGACGAAGTCGTTGTGGACGACGAAGACGAAGTGGATGCTTACGACGAAGTGGATACTGACGATGACGGGTATGAGATTGAAGTGGTTGATGATACGCCGAAAGCGGATCGAAACCGTACACCTTCTGACCCGCCTGAAGATGTTACTAACGAGGAGTTAGAAGACTATTCCGAGAAAGTCCGCAAGCGTATACAGCACTTTAGTAAGGGCTACCACGATGAACGCCGCGCCAAAGAACAGGCTTTGCGGGAACGTGAAGAGCTTGAACGTCTGTCCCAGCAGCTCCTTGAAGAAAACAAGCAGCTAAAGACCAACGTAAACAAAAATCAATCAGCTTTACTTGAGCAAGCTAAGAAAAACGCGGCTGCTGAAATGGAAGCTGCTAAGAAGGCATATAAAGATGCCTATGAGGCAGGTGACTCAGATGCCGTCGTAGATGCGCAAGAAAACCTAACAAATGCAAAGATAAAGGCTGATAGGTTAAATAATTTCAAGTTACCAGCTTTACAGGACGTAGAAACTCCTGTTAGAGTGGAATCTGAAACCGCCCCTGTGCAGGTTCAGATTGATTCCAAGGCAGCGGCTTGGCAAGAAGCCAACCCTTGGTTCAATCAGGATGCAGAGATGACGAGCTTAGCGCTTGGGCTGCATAATAAACTCGTCCAAGAGGGAGTAAACCCTCAAAGTGATGAATACTACGAGCGAATTGATGCTCGTATGCGACAGTTATTCCCGGATAATTTCGAGGATGACACGGAGGTAGAAGAGCAAAAGCCACGAAAGCGAAAGTCAAATGTGGTTGCTCCCGCAACGCGGAGCACAGCGCCTAAGAAGATTAGGCTCACGCAATCACAAGTTACAATCGCAAAGCGGCTTGGACTTACCCCCGAACAGTACGCCAAACAGGTTGCATTAGATATGAGGAAACAAAATGGCTGAGAATCGTATAAACCGAGACCTTGAGTCCCGTGAAAAAACGACCCGCAAAAAGGCTTGGCAGCGCCCAGAGGTGCTACCGTCACCCAATCCCGAGCCGGGTTACGCATTTCGTTGGATACGTGTTAGTTCGCTAGGTAATACCGATGCTACTAATGTTTCTTCTAAACTACGTGAAGGTTGGGAGCCTGTAAAAGCCTCAGACCATCCAGAAATCACACTTGTTACCATTGAGAATGATCGGTTCAAGGACAATGTGGTGATTGGTGGATTGATGCTGTGCAAAGCTCCAGAGGAGTTGATTGATGAGCGCAATGACTACTATGGTGAGCAAACCCGCTCGCAGATGCACTCCGTTGACAACAACCTCATGAGAGAAAACGATCCTCGTATGCCCCTGTTTAACGACAGGAAAACGAAGGTTACATTTGGTAACGGAACTTAATAGGAGCTTAAAATGGCTTATCCTACTGTAAGTGGCCCTTATGGCCTAGTTCCGGTAAAACTGTTGAGCGGCTCTCCTTTCGTGGGCGTAACTCGTCACTTCAAAATTGCAAGTGGCTACGCTACATCCATTTTTTACGGAGATGCTGTCAAACTAGTTACCGGAGGCACTGTTGAACGTGATACGTTCGATGCTGCCATGACACCTGTGGGTGTCTTCCTTGGTTGCACGTACACTGACCCTAACCTTGGCTACAAGGTATGGCGTCAATCGTACCCTGCAAGCACCGTCGCATCTGACATCGAAGCATTCGTTGCAGATGGTACTGACATTCTGTTCAAGGCTGCTGTTGTATCTTCGGGTACGACGATTGGTGACCTAGCACAGACTGACATCGGTGCAAACGTCGCAGGTGTAGACAATACTGGTGATTCTACTTCGGGTAATTCTCGTGGTGCTATCTCTGATACGTCTGCAACTACTAACACTCTTCCTTTCCGTATTATCGGTTTGGTTGAGGAAACCAAAAACAGCTCGGGTGGTTATACCGAAGCCTACGTTAAATGGAACGCAGGACATCAGTATGACAACACGACTGGCGTATAAGGAGGAGTAGACAATGGCTATTTCACGCGCCCAGTTACTTAAAGAACTCCTTCCCGGCCTGAACGCTCTGTTCGGAATGGAGTACGCAAAATACGGTGAAGAGCACGCCGAAATTTATGAAACCGAATCTTCAGACCGCTCATTTGAGGAAGAAACCAAATTATCGGGCTTTTCAGCAGCACCTGTTAAAAACGAAGGTGCCGCGATTGAGTACGATAATGCGCAAGAGGCGTGGACTGCACGTTATACGCACGAAACTGTTGCAATGGGTTTCAGCATTACAGAAGAAGCAATCGAGGACAACCTCTACGATTCTCTGTCTGCTCGTTACACCAAAGCGCTGGCTCGTGCCATGGCGTACACCAAACAGGTTAAATCTGCTGCAATCTTGAACCAAGCGTTCACAGGTTCTGGCAACCCAACCTACGGTGACGGCAAAGTATTGTGTGCGACCGACCACCCTCTGGTTTCTGGTGGAAGCAACTCGAACCGTCCTACTGTTGCGGCTGATCTTAACGAAACTTCCTTGGAAGCGGCTGTTATTCAGATTGCAGGTTGGACCGACGAGCGCGGTCTTTTGATCGCTGCTAAGCCTCGCAAGTTGGTTATCCCACCGAACCTACAGTTCGTTGCAACTCGTTTGCTCGACACTGAAGGCCGCGTTGGTACTGCCGACAACGACATCAACGCCATCCGTAACAACGGTTCGATCCCAGAAGGTTACACTGTTAACCACTATCTGACCGATACCGACGCATGGTTCTTGATGACCGACGTTCCTAACGGCTTGAAGCACTTTGTCCGTACTCCGATGTCTACGTCCATGGACGCTGACTTCGATACTGGCAACAGCCGCTATAAAGCCCGTGAGCGTTATTCGTTCGGGGTTTCTGACCCACTGGGCATCTTTGGTTCGCCGGGTGCTTAATAAAGAGGGGGGCAATTTATTTGCCCCCTTTCTTTTTATATGTTATAAGACTTTAATCCCTGACAGTTCTATTGTAGAACTGACACTAGCTAAGACAGGAGATTCACATGGCTACTACAACCTTTTCCGGTCCTATTAAGGCCGGGTCCGTCCGTGAAGGCGCATCTGCCAACGTGGGCTTTGTTCTAATGTCGCAAAGCGGAAATGTTACTTTTGCTGCTAATGGCACAGAAACAGTTGTCGCTACAGTTCCAGCAAACAGTCAAATTTTTCAGATTACTGTAGACGTAACTACAGCGTTTGACGCTGGTACAACTAATACTTTTGATATTGGTGATGGCTCAACCGCTGACCAGTATGCAGACGCATTGGCTGTTGGCGCTCAAGCGCGTGTACTTGCTACATCTGACGTATCTCAGATCGGTAACTTGATTAATGTTGGTACTACTGACGTAGATGTTACTGTGACATACAACCAGACAGGAACTGCTGCTACCGCAGGTGCTGCCACTGTAACGGTGCTGTATTTGCAGAACCGCAACCTCTCATAAGGAGGTGACCTGTGTCTAATTCAGACGTTCGCGCCAAACGAGTTACCGCCGCAGCCTCTCTCGCAGTAGGCCCAGCGCGTATCCGTCAGGTGCAAGTGTTGACAGGGGCAGGAGCAGGACGTTTGACCATTACCGATGGTGATGGGGGTCCGACTGTTCTGGACCTTGATTTCCTTGCGTCTGATTCCCACTCTGTAAACATCCCCGATTGGGGCATTCGTTGTCAGTCTGATGTGCTCATCACCGCGATGACCAACATTACGGCGATGACTGTGTTCTACAGCTAGGGGGCTACATGCGTAGTTATTACAAGTCAGGTGGCAAAGTTGATAAAGCCAGCATGGCTTGCAATAAGCCGCGCCGTACTCCAAGCCATCCTAAGAAATCACACGTCGTAAAGGCGTGTGAAAGTGGCAAAGAGAAGATCATCCGCTTTGGTGAACAAGGTGCAAGCACCGCTGGTAAGCCGAAAAAGGGTGAGTCTGCCCGCATGAAAGCTAAGCGCAAGTCATTTAAATCACGCCATGGCAGAAACATTGCCAAGGGCAAAATGTCTGCCGCCTATTGGGCGGATAAAGTGAAGTGGTAATGTCATGCCTGCAAAATCTGCAAAACAGCAAAGGTTTATGGCAGCAATAGCAAACAACCCCAAGTTCGCTAAGAAGGTCGGGGTTCCTCAGAACGTAGGAGAAGAATTTATGAAAAAAGGTTACAAAGCGGGCGGTATGCCCATGGTTCGTGGCAAAGACGGGAAGATGGTTCCTGAGTTTGCTGCTGATGGCAAAGGCAAAATGATGGCTGGCGGTAAAGTCAAAAAGTACCAAATGGGCGGTATGCCTATGGCTGACGAAATGCCCATGACTGACAAAATGCCAATGAGACGCAAGAAGAAAAAGCGTTCTATGGACGACATGATGGCTGTCACTGGCACAGGCGCAGGCGCACCTCGCCGTGGCATGAAATCTGGCGGTAAAGTCCGTGGTTGCGGTGCAGTATCGAAAAAGATGCGCCCAACTAAAATGGTAACAATGAAAGGTTCCTGATGCGTAGATACTACCGCAAATCAGGCTGCGGCTGCTCTGAATGTAGTAAAGGCTACAAAGAAGGCGGGACGGTTAAGGACGAGTGCTACCGTAAGGTAAAGTCTCGTTACAAGGTCTTCCCGTCAGCCTATGCTTCTGGAGCAATAGCTAAATGTCGTAAGGTAGGCGCTAAGAATTGGGGCAATAAGTAATGGCTGTTCGTAAGACCAAGAAAGGTACTGCACTAAAACGCTGGTTCAAAGAGGACTGGAAAGATGTGCGTACTGGCAAGGCTTGCGGACGCAAAGAAGGGGAAAAGCGAGGAACGCCATATTGTAGACCTACAAAAAAGGTATCCAGTAAAACCCCTAAAACAAGCGGCGAGATGAGCGCTTCTGAGAAGCGCAAGAAGATTGCGGAAAAGAAACGGTTAGGGCAACCTGCGGGTAAACCGCGTCGGGTATCCCCCACTAAGCGAAAGGAGAAGAAGTGATGGAAATTTTCCAGAACGGTAGGTTCTCTTCAGGTGAACCAGTGTACCAGATTGGCACAAAGAACGCTGATGGTACATATGAAGTTAAGGTCTTTGATCTGATGACAAAAGCGCAGGCGGAAGCTAAATTAAAATCTATGGGTGTTAAGCCTGTGGCCTCCCCTAAAAAGCCTAAGTATGACGACATGTCTAAGTTAGAGCTTGAAGCGTTTATGCTCGAACAAGGTATTAAATTGGATCGACGCAAGTCAAAAGCTAAACTTATAGCCGAAATCAAAGCGCATTCTAATGGCTAAAGGTGTTAAACACTACTTTGCTGATGGTAAGGAGCATAAAGGCGGGATGCACAAGCACCCTGACGGAACGCTTATGACTGGTAAAGGAATGTCTAATACTTCTAAAAAGCTGTATCACTACGGTGATCTGTCAGCTAAAGCCAAGAAAAAAGCTCGAAGTGAGTGGAAAAAATGACAACATCAGGCACCACAGCGTTCAACATGGACTTCACGGAGATTGCCGAGGAGGCATGGGAGCGTGCAGGTCGAGAGTTGCGATCAGGCTACGATCTACGCACAGCGCGACGTTCCATGAACCTCATGACAATCGAGTGGCAGAACCGTGGGATTAACCTCTGGACGATTGACGAAGGTATTGTCAATCTGGTGCAGGGTACGTCTCAGTACGACTTGCCAGCAGATACTATTGATTTGCTTGAACAAGTAATTCGTACCAACGAAGGTAACGCGGCGACACAATCTGATCTTACAATAAGTCGTATTAGTGTAAGTACCTACGCTTCGATCCCAAACAAGTTATCACAGGGTAGGCCCATACAAGTTTGGATAGAACGTCTTCGTGACCAGCCACGTATTAACGTATGGCCTGTTCCAGACAATAACGGCTACGTTTTCAAATACTATCGTATGCGCCGTATTCAGGACGCTGGTAGTGGTGTTCAAACCCCTGACGTGAACTTCCGCTTCTTACCGTGCCTTGTGGCTGGGCTGGCGTACCACATTGCAATGAAGGTGCCAGAGCTGGCCTCGCGTGTGGAAATGCTAAAAGCAGAGTACGAGTCTCAGTTTATTTTGGCGGCTGGTGAAGACCGTGAAAAGACACCGTTTAGGTTTGTCCCAAGTATAATGAGGCCGTAAATGGCTACACGGTTTGCATCAGGGAAGAAAGCGCTAGGGGTCTGTGATATTTGTGGGTTTACCTACAAACTTCGGGAGCTGAAGAATTTAATCGTGAAAAGCCGCGATACAAATCTTAAAGCGTGCCCTGAGTGTTGGAATCCTGACCAGCCACAGTTGAAACTCGGCTCGTTCCCAGTGGACGATCCGCAGGCTTTGCGTAATCCGCGTCCTGATAGCAATCAGTATGCGAGCAGTCGAGCACTCATAGAGCCAGTCAGACCTGTTGTCGGTACTGGATTTATAGGGCAAGTTACGATACAAATTATTTAGGAGTGATACAATGCGTAAGAAAATAGCAAAACCTAGTAAGAAGAAGATGCCCAAGACCGCTATGAAAAAGGGCGGCGGTGTCAAAGTTCGTGGCACTGGGGCAGCAACTAAGGGTCTGATGGCCCGTGGACCTATGGGTTAAGTAATGAACTACACCGAGCTGAAAACAAATATCGAAGATATTACGGAGAATACGTTCACCGAAGATCAGCTCGCCATGTTCACGCAGCAGGCAGAGCAGTCGATCTACAACTCCGTGCAGATTCCTGCTCTGCGTAAAAACGTTACGGGTACTTTGTCTGCGAGCAACAAGTATTTGGGTATGCCGACAGACTTCTTGTGGTCTTATTCACTGGCGGTTGTCGATGGTAGCGGAGATTATCACTTCCTTATCAACAAGGACGTGAACTTCATTCGTGAAGCCTACCCAAGCGCGTCATCAGAAGGACTCCCGAAACACTATGCCTACTTTGACGATAACTCTTTCATCCTTGGACCCACTCCAGACAGCGCCTACGCTATGGAACTGCATTATGGATACTATCCTGAATCCATTGTTACTGCTAATACTACATGGCTTGGGGACGAGTTCGATTCTGCTCTACTTAACGGTGCTCTCATACAGGCAATCCGATTTATGAAAGGCGAGCAGGATGTGGTTCAGATGTACGAAAAACTGTACTTACAGGCAATCGGGCTACTGAAGAATCTGGGCGATGGTAAACTTAGAGAAGATGCTTATCGTTCCGGGCAATATAAAATAGAAGTGAGTTAAGGAGGCTATCATGGCAATTACTCAAGCAATGTGCACGTCATTCAAAAAAGCCCTTCTCGATGGTGAGATGGACTTTAGCTCGGATACGTCACAAACTTTTAAAATCGCGTTGTTTACGTCGAGCGCTACGCTAGGTGCGTCTACGACTGCGTACAGCACCACAAACGAGGTGACTGGTACAGGGTATACGGCGGGTGGCAACACGCTTACCGTTGTAGCGCCTACATCGTCTGGTACCACAGCGTTCCTAGACTTTGCGGACACAACGTGGTCTACAGCTACAATTACGGCTCGTGGGGCTTTGATTTACCAATCTGGCGGCTCTAACCCAGCCGTAGCAGTAATTGATTTTGGTGCGGACAAAACGTCCACTGCGGGTGATTTTACGATCCAGTTTCCGACTGCGGACGCTTCTAACGCCATTATCAGGATTGCGTAGATTGAATAAATGCCGTCATCGACTACGTATATAGGATGGGGTTCTACCGCTTGGGGCCAAGGCTCTTGGGGTACGGACCTTATCGTTGTAGGAGTTGATGGCGTTCAATCTACGGGTGCCGTTGGTACCGTAAATGTTGTTGCGGAAGCCGTTGTATCACCCACTGGTGTAGAAGCTACTGGTGCTCTAGGTACCGTAAATGTTGTTGCGGAAGCCGTTGTATCACCCACTGGTGTAGAAGCCACTGGTGCTCTAGGTACTGTAGAGGTTTCTACGGAAGCCAATGTCTTCCCATCTGGTGTAGAAGCCACTGGTGCTCTAGGTACTGTTTCTGTCAGCAGTGCAGCCACCGTACAACCATCTGGATTGGAAGCCACTGGTGCTCTAGGTACTGTAGAGGTTTCTACGGAAGCCGTTGTATCACCCACTGGTGTAGAAGCCACTGGGGAAACGGGCACTGTAGAGGTTTCTACGGAAGCCGTTGTATCACCCACTGGTGTAGAAGCCACAGGCGCAGTTGGGTCAGTTATTGTTGTTGCGGAAGCCAATGTCTTCCCATCTGGTGTAGAAGCCACTGGTGCTCTAGGCACTGTAGAGGTTTCTACGGAAGCCGTTGTATCACCCACTGGTGTAGAAGCCACTGGTGCTCTAGGTACTGTTTTTGTCAGCGGTGCAGCCACCGTACAACCATCTGGATTGGAAGCAACCACAGGGCTTGGTACCGTAACTGTTGTAGCAGAAGCCGTTGTATCACCCACTGGTGTAGAAGCCACTGGGGAAACAGGTACTGTTACAGTAGCCGACGACACGATTGTTTCTCCTACAGGCGTTGAAGCCACAGGTGCTATAGGTTCTGTAGATGTAACCGCCGACGCTAATGTCCCAGTGACAGGGCTGGGGGCGACTACAGGGCTTGGTAGTGTAACAGTTGCTGCGGACGAAAACGTAGCGGTGACTGGTAACGCAGCAACAGGAGCGGTGGGAACCGTATCTGTCGCCGTTGGAGCTACAATACGAGTTACTGGCATTAACGCCCGTGGACAAGTTGGCAATGTGGTGACAAAAGCCGATGCAGATGTATTGGTAACAGGAGTAAATACAACAGGTGCGATAGGTACGGTGCTCGTTTGGGGTGAGATTGACGACAACCAAAACCCGAATTGGCAAAATATTACTAGCGCACAGACACCAACTTGGGGTAATGTTTCAACAGGACAGACTCCGAATTGGCAAGATATTACTGGGGCACAGACACCAACTTGGGGTAATGTTTCAACAGGACAGACTCCGAATTGGCAAGATATAGCCGCGTGAGGATTAAAAAATGACGACACAGTACACTTCGATACTTAAATTAGCCCTTCCTGTACAGGGGGAACTCAGTGGTACGTGGGGCGATGTAGTTAACGACAACATCACCTCGATGGTCGAAGAGGCAGTCGCTGGACGTGCCGTCGTCAATACATGGACTACCAACTCGCATGTGCTGACCACAGCGGACGGAACGACTTCTGAGTCCCGCTGCGCCATGCTTGAGTTCACGGATACTGGCACTGCGCTGACCGGAGCGGCTACCGTTGTATGCCCTAGCGCCTCTAAACTGTATGTCTGTAAGAATGACTCAGGACAACAAGTTACTGTAAAGACGGCGGCTGGCACTGGCGTTGCTATTCCTGACGGGCAAACGATGTTTGTGTTCTGTGATGGTACAAACGTCGAACAATGCACAACTAACTTCAATTCACTCAGCTTTAATGATTACACACTAAATTTTGGTGGCGCAGTCACAACTGCTGGGGCGTTTACAACGTCTGGCGCGTATGCGCTGACTCTGACCACGACTGGCGCGACTAACGTAACGCTGCCCACGACTGGTACGCTGGCTACGCTGGATGGTACGGAAACTCTTACCAATAAAACGCTAACTAGCCCGACGGTTTCATCGCCCACTCTTACTGGGACTATCTCCGCGACTGATCTGACAATTTCTGGTAATACCACGATTGGTGACGATCCGAGTGATACCCTGACAGTTAATAGCACAATTACGTCTAATCTTATCTTTACTGACGACACCTACGACATTGGTGCTGTTGGTGCGACACGTCCACGTAACCTTTATCTTTCGGGTAACGCCACGATTGGCGGTACGGTAACGTTGTCTGGCGGTGTTGATGTTACAGGCGCATTAGGCGTCGATGGTGATTTTGACGTAAACACTGACAAGTTCACAGTAACATCAGCCACAGGCAACACGGCTGTCGCAGGCACTCTTGGTGTCACAGGCATAACCACTGCGACTGGTGGCCTCAACGTCGATACGATCGGCGAGATTACTGCCGCTGGTGGTGTGACTATTGACGGCGTTTTGTTGAAAGACAGCCAAGTAAATACTGACCAGATCAACGAGAAGACCGCTGGTGTAGGTGTCACCATCGACAGCGTGCTGTTGAAGGATGATGTAGTAAACGCCTCTGATATTGAAACATCTACGATCTCAGCCAACGACGGCACTGCGGCGGGTTCGATTGCAAACAGCACCGGTGCCGTGACGATTACGTCGTTCATCTCGAATTCCGTTGATATTGGCGGTGGAGCAATTGACGACACCACGATTGGTGGCACTACTCCAAACAGCGGTGCGTTTACCACGCTTTCGGCGTCGGGCGATCTGACTGTTGATACCAATACACTCTATGTGGACAGCACGAATAATCGTGTAGGCATTGGCACGACTTCGCCTTCATACGAATTGTCGGTTGGAGCTAACAATAACGGCATATATTCAGATGCTGACGGAATGTATGTCGTTCAAAACACATCAAACCTAGATGTTCTGAGTTTGCAATCAAAAGGCATTGTTGAATATCGTTCTGACGATCAAAACAACACCGTCGAAACAGGTCATATTTTTTATACTGATGGCTCAGAAGCAGCGCGAATCAACAACAGCGGTAATGTCGGTATAGGTGTATCAGTTCCAACTTCTAAGCTGCACGTCCGTCCTGTAGATGAGACAAACTTTAGAGTCTTTGAAGAAAGCACAAATCTTGTCCTTGCTTCAGAAACAAACAACGGCAGGGATTCTAATCGTGGGATGGACTTGGAAAGTTCCACTTTAAGAGCCGTTATTTCTGGAACCACACAACTTACTGTGAATAGCAGTGGTCTCAATATAGGTGGAACATTTACTGCGCCATCACAACCAGCTTTTCACGCCTATAACGGCGCGTCCGATGATAATGTAACAGGTAATGGCACTGTAGCTACAGTCGACTTTAATAATGAGAGTTTCGATCAGGGCAGCAACTTTTCCGCGGACACGTTTACCGCGCCAGTTGATGGAAGATATCAGCTAAACACAACTGTCAGGCTGGATGATATGTCTGGCAATGGTGGTGTCGATTCTGTCGAGTTGACCATAGTGACCTCAAACGGCAGCTATCAGTTCAGCCGCAGCGTTAATGCATTTGCGGAGCATTTCCATCTAAGCGTTCTGGCCGACATGGATGCAAGTGATACGGCTTATGTGACCATCAAGGCTACCGGCCAAACTAGCGATACTACAGACGTGTCCGGTGGCTCAAACAATACATATTTTTCAGGCTTTCTGGCCTGCTAGCGGAGATGATAATGAAAATTGAAATTGAACTTTCTGATACAGAAATCAAGATTTTAGAACACGATTTACTTGATGTAGAGCAATGGGTTCGTCAGGCTGTAAAAGGCAAAATTAACAGTTGTAAAAAAAGGATGATTTCACCTTACAAATCACCCCTAGTTGATCTGTCGGATGATGAAATTGTTGATCAAATTCTTCAAGACCCAGAATATAAAAACAGGGTTGAGCGCGATGAAATTATTGTCACCGAAGCGCTTGATTGATGGCTTGTTAAAAAATGGAAAATCTCTGGTCAGGTGTCTTATCCGCAGTTCTTGTAATCGTCTCTTTTGCCATGCGTCACGCTTTAGCGGAGCTGTCTAGGCTGTCTATTTTGCTCAATCGCACACGAGAAGAAACGGCGCGAGATTATGTAACTAAAGGTGAGCAATCCGCAGCGATTAGTCAGTTGCTTGCTCGCTTTGACCGCCTAGAAGAAAAGATTGATCGCATGGTGGGGAGCCGCAAATGAGCGAATACGCGCTAAAAATTATCACTATAGAAGAAGGTTTTGAGCCTCGTCCTTACCTATGCTCTGAAGGATACCCTACAGTGGGGTATGGTCAGAAGATCGGCAAGAAAGATGCTGACCTGAAGATGTTTGATTTTGAGATGCCAGAAGTTGTCGCTAGTGTGTGGATGCAACAAACCATTGATTCTATGCTAGACAAGATGGAATCCGATGATGACATTGCCGCAGCACTAGAATCCTGCAACGAGGTGCGCGAAGCCGTTCTGATTTCGATGGCATACCAGATGGGTGTCACAGGTTTGTCTAAATTTAAGAATATGCTGACTGCGGTTGAACTAGGCGATTTTGATGAAGCAGCAAACCAAGC